CTAGGTACTAATAAAGAACAACCAGTTAAAGAAAATACACCTGTTCAAGAAACACAAAAAGGTGAATTAGATATAGCTGAAAATGTTGTTGAAAACGCAGGACTTGACATGAATAGTCTAGCTGATGAATATGCAGAGAATGGTAAATTAAATGATGAATCATATCAAGCATTAGAAAAATCAGGTATTCCAAAAGAATATGTAGACCAATTTATTGAAGGTCAAAAAGCAATAGGTGAGCAACAAACTAATACTGTAAAAAATATGGTAGGTGGTGATGAGGCTTATAATGAAATGGCAACGTGGGCGGCAGGTAATATGTCGGAAGGTGAAAAGAAAGCCTATAACACAGCCGTTAATAGTAAAGACATGGACACTGTTAAGTTAGCAGTTGATGGTCTTAGAGCTAAGTATGAATCAGCTAATGGTTCAGAACCTAATCTAACACAAGGCAAAGCTACACCTACTACAGAACAAGGTTATAAATCTTGGGCTGAAGTTACAGCCGCTATGTCTGATTCTAGGTATGCTAAAGACCCTGCTTATCAAGCAATGGTTAAAAACAAAATAGCTAACTCGGAGTTATAATATGATTGCTTGGTTACATGCGTTAAAGAAAAGGTATGAAGCTGATGAAGCTGAACATACTGCAACAATAGATACATTTTTACAAAACCCTGTGGGTGTTGCTGACCATGATAAATTTATGGATATATTGAAAGATAGATTTGATAAACGAACTCATGCAAAATGTTGTCTTAAACAAATAGATGACATTATTGAAAAATCAAAAGTACCCCTAGTAGATAAAACCAAAAAGGAGAAATAAATATGCCAATGGGAAAAGGAACTTACGGTTCTAAAAAAGGAAGACCAAGTAAAGCGTTAAAAGGTGGACAGAAAAGATTACCTGCCGCTTTAAAATCAAAAATAATGAGTAGTAAAAAGAAAAAATAATATGGCAAAACGTGGATTATACGCTAACATTCATGCGAAGCGTAAAAGAATCGCCGCAGGTAGCGGTGAGAAAATGCGAAAAGCAGGAGCTAAAGGAAGACCTACTGCTAAGCAATTTACAAGAGCGGCAAAGACAGCTAAGAAAAGGTAGTCATGGTTGCTAAAAAATACCAAAGTCCTTCAGGCGGCTTGAACGCCGCAGGGAGAGCTCACTTTAAGAGCAAAGGACATAACTTAAAAGCACCTACCAAAAGTAAAACAAGTGGAAGACGTAAATCGTTTTGTGCTCGTATGGGTGGTGTAAAAGGAGCTATGTCTAAGAACGGCAAACCTACTAGAAAAGCATTAGCTTTACGTAAGTGGGATTGTTAATATAGTTGTGCAACGCTTATGCGTGGCAACTGCCAATACAATTTAGCCAAATAACTTGACCTACTGCGGTAGACAATCTTGACTAAATAACTGAATTGAAGAGGCTTTTATAAACTAACATCAAAAAGGAGACAATCACATGTCAAACGCAAGTCCAGTTAAATTCGGAAATGCTAATAGTGGTTCTACTCGTGATGATGCCCTGTTTCTAAAAGTATTTGCAGGTGAAGTAATTACTTCATTTGACAGAGCTTCAAAAACAGAAGGTGCTGATATGGTAAGAAGTATCAGTAATGGCAAGTCGGCAAGTTTTCCAGTTTTAGGGAGAATTTCAGCCGCCTATCACGCAGTTGGAGCAGAAATATTAGGTTCTGACGTTAACTCAAACGAAAAGGTTATTACAATTAATGACCTTCTAATCTCATCAGTATTTGTTTCAAATATTGAAGAGGCAAAAAACCATTGGGACGTAAGAAGTGCATACTCACAAGAAATGGGTAGAGCATTAGCTTTTCAAAAAGATAAGCATATCTTACAAACAATCGGTCAAGCATCTCTAGCTAGTGCATCTGTTACTGGTGGAGACGCTACAAGTAACATAACTAACACAGGCATTGCTTCTGCTACAGACGCAACTGCGGCTAATGCAATGATAGATGCTATCTTTGCGGCGGCTAAAGAGCTTGATGCAAACTATGTTCCATCAGAAGGCAGAAAATGCTTTATGAGACTTGAAGAATACTACAAATTAGCTAACGCTACAAATGCAGTCAATGTTGACTTCACAGGCGGTGGCAATGGTGGTGTTGCTTCAGGAAAAGTTATGAAAATTGCAGGAATTGAATTAGTACCAGTTCCTCACTTTGTAACTGGAAACGTCAACTCAGGAGTTGCTCAAGGTTCAGCTACTAATGGTGGTTCAAACCCACAAGCTGTTAACTTGACTAACTTTGTTGCTCTAGTTTCTCACCCAAGTGCTGTAGGTACAGTTAAACTTATGGACTTAGGTGTTGAAAAAGAGTACGACATCAGAAGACAAGGTACGTTAATGGTTGCTAAATATGCTATGGGTCATGGTGTATTAAGACCAGAATCGGCTGTAGGAATTAAAGAAGCGTAATAGTTTCTTTATTTTTACTTGAATTAGGGGGAGTCAAATCCCCCTTTTTCTACATTAATTAAAAGGATAAAATGACAACACAAATTACACCAACTACAGAATTACAATCAGTTAATACTATGTTGAGTGTTATTGGCGAAGCTCCAGTAAACTCAATCACAGGTACAACAACTGTTGATGTATCAGTCGCTAAAAATATCCTAGACGAGACATCAATGTCTGTCCAATCAATAGGTTGGAATTTTAACACACATATTAATCACACAACACTAGCCTTAGATAGTGACAACAAAGTTCCTTTACCTGCTAACTGTGTAAAAGCAGACGCTAATCAAGCGTACAGAAATTACAATTATACAATCAGAAATGGTTTTCTATATGATATGGAAAAACATACAGATGTATTTACAAGTGCACCTGCCTCAGTTGACTTAGTCTTAGTTCAACAATTTGAACATCTCCCAGAATATGCAAGACGATATATTACAACAAAAGCGGCTAGAAGATTTGCTTCAAGATTTATAGGTGATAAAGAAATTACAGCATTAATAGGTCAAGATGAAAATGAAGCATTAGTTGCTTTTCATCAAGCTGATTCACAAGAAGCAGATATAAACATGTTGAATGGTGATGCTAATACATTTTCAATAATTAACAGAACAACTAGAAGGACTTACTAATGGGTGGCGTGGTATCTCAGTCTATACCTAATTTCCTAAATGGTATGTCTCAGCAGACTCCTACTCAAAGAGGAATTAATCAAGGTGCAGACCAAGTAAATTTTCAAAATAATATAGTAGAAGGTCTATCTAAAAGACCATCATTAGATTATGTAGCAACTTTAGATTCTACAAATTTATATCCTAACACTACAAAATTTTGGCAAATACAAAGAGATGAAGCTAATCAATATATTGTAGCATTATACAACGGTGGTGTTAAAGTTTGGGATTTACAAGGAAACGCTAAAACAGTTACAGTTCAAAGTGGTTCAAGTTATTTAACATCTACAAATCCAAAAGCTAATTTTAAATTAGTAAACGTAGCTGATTTTACATTTATTGCAAACACAGCAACAACAGTTGCGGCTGACTCTACAAACACTGCGGCTAAAGTAGAAGAGTTTTTAATAAATGTTAAATTAACAAACTATGGTAGAGAATATAAAGTAGCATTGAAACACCCTAACATGGCACAAGAGTTAGAAGTACAATTTCAATTACCTACTGGTAATGATGCTTCTACTGATAGTAAATTTAGAGATACAAACAAAATTAAAGATATATTATTAAATGGAGAATCAAGCACACATTGGGATAGTAATGCTAATGGTATTGGTTTTAAAACTGTAAGAACAGACACAGGAGCTACAGTTTCATCAACTCAAGGTTTAGCTAATTATTCTGGTTTTACATCTCATTTTACTTTTGAAAGTTTTGATTCTGTAATTTATGGAAAACCTACAGATAACAATGCTAATTATACTGTAAGTACAGCAGATGGTTCAGGTAACACAGCTATGTATGCTATAAGAGATAAGATACAAGATTTTAGTGATTTACCTTACTATGGTAAACTTGGAGTTATACTAAAAGTAACAGGAGATGAAGGTGATACTTTGTCTGATTACTATGTTGCATTTCAAGGTAATGGTGTATGGAATGAAACTATTGCACCTGCAACTTCTGTAGGTTTAGATAATTCTACAATGCCACACGCATTAATTAATAACAATAACGGTACATTTACATTTAAACAATTAGATTGGACAGATAGAACATGTGGAGATAGTGATACAAATGCTGACCCTAGTTTTGTAGGTAAAAAAATTAATGGTTTAACATTTTATAAAAACAGACTAGGTATTATGTCTGGTGAAAATTTAGTATTAACAGAAAATGCTAGTTTCTTTAATTACTTTCAAACTACTACAACACAAGTTTTAGATACTGACCCTATTGATATTGCGGCTTCAGGTACACAAGTTAATACACTTAAAAACTCTGTAGGATTTAATGAGTCTTTACTTTTATTTTCTGATACAGCACAATATAAATTAGATAGTGCAGGAGATACTATATCCCCTACTACAGCTATACTTAATGAAGTATCTTCATTTGAACATGATGATGCAGTGCAACCAGTATCAGCAGGTAAGTTTGCATATTTTGCACAAGCAAGAAATAACAACACTGCTATAAGAGAATATTTTGCTGATGATGATACATTAACAAATGATGGTTTAGACATTACAGTATCAGTACAAAGTTTAATACCAACTAATTGTTATCAACTTGTGAGTAATACAACAGAAGATACGCTAATTGCTTTAGCTTCTGATACAGCAGATTCACAAACTGCACCTTACACTTCAGGAACACCTGTGTCACCTGTTAATGCAGACACAATGTTTTTATATAAATACTTTTTTGATAGAGGTGAAAAAGTACAAACAGCGTGGGCTAAATGGGAATTTAGTGGTGTTAAAATTATTGGTGCTATGTCGTTAGAAAGTTTTTTATATGTAATGGCGGCAGAAGGTACTAACACAAAATTATTTAAAATAGATTTAAGAAATTTAAAAGACACAACATTAGGTCATGGTGTTTATTTAGATTTAAAAGCGTCAGTTACAGGTACGTATAGTGCGTCAACAAATTTAACAACTTTT